GTCCAGGCGGATCGGTATCCATGCGCGCCAGCCACCATTCGCCCCTGGTGGCGTCCCGACGTTCCATGGCCGTGCGGATAGTTGGATTCATTCGCGGATTGTAGCGCGTTTGCACCACAATTAACCAGTAAGAATCCTTGAAATCAGCCGGGACATCCAGGCAGGCGTCCAGCGGTTCAGCACCTGCTTCCGCTTTGCGCAGCCGCATCCCGGGCTGGCCTGCACGCCCATCCCGCTGGCAACCACGGCAACCACGTCGCCGATGCCTTTCGGCTTCCCAGTGACGACGACTTCCTGCCCGTCCCGGTACGCCTTGCCGTCCTTGAATGAATACAGGGCCATTACAGCACCTCCAAACTAACGCCCCAGCCCAGGTCTGCAGCCATCTGAATGAGTTGTTTCGTGTTGCACGGCGTGCCCGTCAACTGCACGCATTCCGGACCAATGATGGGACAAGTACCGCTAGTGCCGATGAAGACCAAATCGTAGAACCCCTTTTCCATTTGGCACTTGTTCGTGGCACTGTTTATGGTCGTCCTGCACTTGCGATACGTCAGCGTGATGCTGCTAGTCGCCACGCACCAAAATTCGCCGTCTGCGTCTGCCAGGCCCAACTGCGTGAACGATAGGTTTCGTGGAAGCAACACGCTGCCAGGCGAATTTGGAAGCAACCCACCCTGCGTTTGGAAAAGCAAATTCGCGCTGATGGGAACAGTGGGTACGTCTGCCGTCAGCTGGATAGTAATTCGCGAATACCCGTTTTCTGTATTCACTGGATCGCATCCTGAACCGCACCAGTAATCGGTGGCAAACGACGGTCCAGTGCATGGAAGCATCTGCAGAATCTGTCCGCGAATCCGCCCCTGCTTGATCACGTTCTGATTGCCAAACGTCACAAGATCGCCTCTGATCTGTTCGCAGTCTGTGCAATCGTCGCAGCAACACGGTTGCGGCTGCTCGCTGCAACCGCCGCACAATTCCCCAAACCTAGCATTCGTGCTGACCACGGGAATGGATGGCGTTCCGCCACCGCAAGTCTTCCAATTTGCAGCGGTAAATGTCTGCGTCCGCGTCACACTCTGATACTGCAGAAATGCACAGTTGGCGTCAATCAGCGTAGTGCCGTCGTAGCACATGAACTCCGGCGACCCTGGCCCGCAAATTCGATTTGTGGCATACCAACCTTCGTTCCAGCTGTAATCGCAGGTGGCGTTAAATGTACGCGGATCTGCAGGCGTATAGATGATGTTGGAATTGCCCCAGTAACTTTGCCCGAGCAAGACGTCGGACCTGCACGGCACGCAATCGGGGTAAGCCTGGTAGGTCGGCCAGCAACGGGCGCAGCCAGTTGGAGCAACAGCGTCGTACGTTCCCGTTGGTCCTGCGTCGAACGTGTCGCAAGACGGTTCGTAGCATCCAGGTATCCGCACGGACGCGTTGACGCGCACCGATGGGATAGGCATCCCAGTGCTACCGCACGCGCTGGTGACGACGCCGCACACCCCGTTCGTGCAACTGCTACCGCAGCAGCATCGACGCTTACTCACTTTGTTTCCCTGCTCCGTCGGCAGACCAGGTACCCGGCGATCAGCCCGGATAGCGCCATCGCTGCCGCGAATGCCAAACTACCAAGGAGGGATTCCGCCGATGCCAGTTCAACGCTTGCGAGCATTTGATGCCTTCACTTTCTGCTTGCGGCCTGCCGTCAGCCCGATGCTGCACCCCGACGCAAAGGTAACCAGCAGCAGCGACGCCATCCAAATCGTGTATTGCCATGGTGCCAGGTTCATGGGATTGGTATCCAGTTCCGGATCGTGTATAGGGCAGCTGCGCCGCCGATGGCAATTGCCGCCACGGAAACGTACTGCAGCGTGCCGTAGATGGGGTTCTCGTCATCCGAAACAAAGGCAACGTGCATCGACACTTCGTCCACGGACGCCTGCAGCGTGTCTAGGTCACGACGCGCGGCATCAACGTGGACGATGGCAGAACCCAACGCCTGGCGTGCGTCGATGGCGGAATGCGCTATCGCTGCGGTGTGGTTGGTGCAACCCGTCATGGCTAGCGCAAGGATGGCGGCTGCCGTCTTCACGGCTGTACCCATTCAAGATCGTCTTCGTCCCACTTCCATGGTCCGCCTGGCGGAATCGGTTCCGGCGCTTCCCACGTGCAGGTCGATTCGTCCAGCGTCCACGACGGGTACGGCTGCGGCGGTATGAACGCATCCAGGTCGGCGTCGTAGATGAAACCGACCCCCGCAAAGTTCTTTCTGATTGTGCCGTTGTAGGAAGTCTGCAGCCAGGTGCCGCCCAGCAGGTTGCTGCACCAGGCTGCTCCGTTTGCTTCCTCGGAATTCGGTACTACGATCACTCGCTGTACCACGTTGTTCGCGTCAATCTCTGCGAAGTGCGCCATGGTTATCCCGTATAGGTAAAGGTGCCAGTGCTCGTGAAGGTGTGGATGGTGTTGCCGCCGGAAGTGGTAACGGTGCCGCCGCTGCCCTTCTGGGTTCCTGCGTAGGCGATGATCACGACGCCGGAACCGCCGTTGCCGATGGCCCCGTTGCATCCGCCGCCGCCACCGCCGCCGCGGTTTGCGGTGCCGCTTGTTGCTGCGCCGCCGTTGCCCGTAGCGCCAGCACCGCCGCCGCCGACGCCACCGCCGCCGCCAGCGGTGCCCGATGAAAATGACGCACCGCCGCCACCACCGGCGTAGGCGAGGGTCCCGCCGGAAATGGTCTGCGCCAATCCGTTGCCTCCGTTACCTGCAGAACCGGACGTGCTGTTTGATCCGGCAAGGGATGCACCGCCGCCGCCTGCTCCGTTGTTCCAGGCCCCGGAATTGCCTCCGGCGTTGCCCTGCCCCGCCGTGCCGCTTCCGCCGTTGAACACGGAATTCTGCGCGCCAGCGCCGCCGCCGCTACCGCCCGATGGGACGGCATTCGCGTAGGGTCGTCCGCCGCCGCCGCCTCCGACGGCGTTCAATGTGGCGATGCTGGAGTCGCTACCGTTGTTGCCGTTTCCGGCGCTGCTTCCTGCGCCGCCAGCACCGACAACAACCGTGTACGACGTTGTAGGGGTAAAGGTAAGCGTGGACGCAATCAACCCGCCGCCGCCGCCGCCGCCGCCAACATTCGATGCCGCAAGCCCACCACCACCGCCGCCGCCAGCCACGACAAGCACGTCGGCGGTGTAGTCAACACTTGCACTTGCGCTAAACATCGCCTTCCGCATCATGTTATGAATCACGGGATCACCTCCGAATTGGTCTGTACGTTCACGTCCGCGATGTGCAGATTTTCAGATCCTGCGGTCGGATCCGCGTACAGCACGATGGTTCCCCACGCGCTGCGCGACAGCGTCGCCGTCTGCGCGGCGGTCCAGCTGCACGTAGCGGTTCCACCACCAGCCGACACTACGGTGCCTGTCACGGTCACGGAAACGGTGCCGACGGTCAGGCGTGCTTTGGGCGTGTAGCCCGTCCAGTTGAAGTTGCTTGCGCCAACCTCATGGACGTGGAAATCCAGCGTGAACGCCGATCCGGGCGCGAACGTCTGCGTGCCGATGTAGGTAGCAAGTTCAAGGTTTGGCATCAAGAACACCTAATAGGGTTTGGTCGGTCGAAGTACGCGTACGCCTTGCCTGCAGTGTCGTAGATAATCGACACCTCGGCGACGGCATTTAGGTCCGTGACGGGCCACGCGCCAGCGGTGAAGACGCTTCCAACTGGTCCGATGGTTGCCGCAGGTGAGGAAATGTCCATGCCGTCGACAGTGGTTGCGTCGTTGTACTGTTCGCGCAGGTTCTTGCAGGTCGTGCTGGTGAACCACTGATCGGACGTATTCGGCGTCAGGCCCGACGCGCCAGGTGGCGTCCACAGCGCAATGGTGTAATTCCATTTGTTGGACCCGATGGAAGTGGCGGCACTAATCTTGCAGACCGCGCGCGCGACCACCAGTGCCTTTTTGGCCTGTGCTGCTGCCCATCTCACGGGTTCCTGATTTTCGTTTGAGAATCGCGCCGCATCCGTCCAGGCGTTGCATACTGCCGCGTTGGCCTTGCCAAACAAACCACCACTAAACAGCGGATTGAAGTACGTCACGGTGCCACCTTCGGGAACGCCTTCCCAAGTTCGGTAACGATATCGGTTGGCAGCATGGCTTCATGGTCGGCCAGCGTCGTATACCGTTGATACCAGCCGACTTTGTCAGTCTGAAAAACCTGCTGCCCAGCAAAGGTTCCGCCAGGCGTCAGAATGGGCGCGCCCGTCGTGTTCGGGCAAGGAACTTGCTCTAGGTGCATTAGGTTGTCGAATTGCCACACGTGGACCAATCTCCAACACTCTTGTTCCAACGACGCCTGGCAACCGCGATACAACAAGGTTCCCACTTTGTAGTTGTTGTTGAACATCACGGTGGAATTTCGTGTGCCCTGATTTGCTCCGAACGTGTACCAGTTGGGATCTGCGGCAACGTTGGTCGCGCTGGTACTGGTCCGGTCGTGGATGTATTCCAGGGTGATGGTTTCAGTGGCGATTGGCAGCGGTCGCGGCGTCCCATGTAGATCGAACTTGGTTCCGCCCATGTCGGTCGGCGGCCAGCTGACGGTGCCGTTCGTAGGCAAAGTGGAATATCCACGGTACTGGTTCAACGTTCTTTCCCCTGCCGTCCTGGTCTGCTTGGCATAGACGCCAGTGGAATATGGGTTCACGTTGGACGTGTAGACCGCTTGCACCTGCCACGCGTACGGTCGCGACGATTCAGGGACAAGCGACACCGTCCTGCAAATCATCTGCTTCACCCACGGGTCGTTGGCATGGATTTCCGATGGCGCGCGATTGGTCGGTCGCGGCATCGTGGCCTGCAGCAACATGTTCGAGTCGCCGGGATACGGGTCGGTATCAGACGCAGGCGACCACCGCACGATGTAGGTGCAGGTGACGGTCGATTCCACGCCTTTCTGCCCAATTGACCAAAGGCGGCTTCCAGCGCGTTCTGCAATCGTCCAAGTTCCCACTATCGGCCACCTTTCAGGCTGTCGCGGATCTGCTTCAGAACTTCGGTCTGCTCCGACATCTGCGTGTCGCCAGCCATGCCGCGTCCGGGTGCCTCGCGCTGATAGGCGTAGTTCTGCGCGTTGAACAGTTCGCCTACCTGCGCCCGGCCACCAGCTGCCGTGTCCATGAACCCGGCAAAATCACCACTCAACACCTGGCCAACGCCTGCCAACGACGTGCCTGCAATCTCCGTCAACATATCCAAACCAGCACCGAAATTGCCTTTTGCGCGCGCGAATGCGCCCATGCCCGTATTCACCGATCCCGCGTTGCGTTCCATGCGCGCGGCTTCGCCTGCCTTGATGTCGGCTTCCGCCTGGGAAGTCTGAATAGCGCCAGGGGTAAGTGCTTTTGCAATCCGCACGTTGTCCTGGACGATTGACACGTCGGCAGCAATGCGCGCGCCTGCAGCTGCGGCGGAATACTTGTTTGCTATGGCGTTCAGTTCGCCGAACCGCTTATCGACGGCGGAAAAGATCTGCTGAAGCGCAGACATACCCATTTCTGCCATGCTGATGCCAGCGGATATTGCTGCCGACGTAGACGCACTTGCTGCAGTCTTGTTTAACTTCTGCAGTTCCTTGTTGGTGGCAGCGACGCCTTTCGTAACGCCACGCGGGTCTACCTCGGCAACAATGACAGCCTTCATCGACTTGTCAGCCATGGAACACCCCCGGATCCGTGCGCATCCACGGGAACAACTGGTGCGGACGCTGCCCTGTCAGCGCGCAAGCGATGACGCCAAGCAGGTGTTCCCTGCGTTCCTCACTGGTCAGGTGGTTGGATAGTGCTGCGTCCATCTGTAGTCGCTGCTCCGGGCTGGCTATGCGCCAGTGCCGCCTTTCGGCGGCTGTGTAGGGCGGGTGGCGTTCACCTCGGCAATGAGTGCCCCGGCAATCTCCGCGTCGATGGATCCGATGTCGGTCCCTGCGGCAAACAGCGGGGATCCGTCCGGGCAGGTGCAGCAGGCAGCCCACCAGTACGGGTTCGCGTTCGCCGTAAGCACGTCGGCCAGGCGCGGGCGTCGAATCAGCACAGGACCGATACCGTCGATTTCGACTGTGCGCGGCGCGGCTGGTGCAATCTTGGCCGGGTCGATGGTCAACCCTGTTCCTCCCACGTCAGTTCCCACATTGCCGCGCCACTTCCGTCGTCGGAAATGGTCGCGCTGGTGATTTGGACGTTCATGGACGCGTAGGCGACGTTGCCCTGGTCGGTGTATGACAGCGTCAACGTCGCGCCCGTAGCAGCCACCAACGTCGTCGGAAACATATGCGCCTTCAGCGACGTGTCCGTCGCCGTGTCGCGGTACAGCGAGAGACTGCCCGAACGCCGCACGCGTCCAGCTGCGCGCTTGGTGATCCAATCTCCGATCAGCGTCACGTCCAGCGAATCGCGTTCCATGTTGATGGTGATCGACTTCGCCTTCGTGGAAGACTGTCCGCTGAACGTGACGGTGCCGCCGTAGCCTGCAATTAGTGCCATAGTTAGTCCTCCTGGACCAGTAGGGTCAACGTGATGGTGCCGACGCGTTCGGCGTCCTGCTGCCCGTCATCCGGGGTAGCGGTGCTGAACGCGATGGCGAACGATGAAAGGACGATGCTGCAATCCAGTGCCGTGTAGTTAATGGGGCCACCGTCAAACTGGGCCACCAAATCGTCGACAAGTGCGCAGACTGAAGCAACTGTGTCAGCGACGCAATTCACCTCTAGGCCGACGGTCCAGTGATTCAACGCGGCTGCGCCGCGCATCTGCACGGCCATTTCCATGCTGGACACTTCGTAGACGTAGCACGGCGTCGGCGTCGCGGCGGTGCGCAGGCCACTGCAGACGGCGTTCCCGGTGCCGTCCAGCACGTCGTAGATGGCTTTATGAATGTTACTTACCGACATTCTTTGCCCCCAACGCTTTGCGCGCCTGCACGATGATCTGCTCGGACACTGCTTCCATCGCCCTGGACAGGTTGGCGTGCGCCCACGCCAGGCTGCGATTCGCGCCGGCGATGGATCGACCGGATCCCACGTGGTTAAATCCCTGTTCCAGCAGGTGGTAGACGCGCTGGCGTCCACGCGCTTTCGCACCGCCCTTGCGCCCATACTGCACGCCCAGCGCGGCGCGGATGGTGGCTGTGTCGCCACTTCCGATGCGCTTCGGTGATGACAACTGCGTCGCGGCTGCGATTGCCTTGCGGTGCGGTGCCTTGCCACGGTAAATCGCCGACTGCCACCGCTGGCGCAGCGTCTTCACGTACGGCTGTAGTGCCGCCCGAATGGCCTTTTTCCGTATCGACTCCGACAGCGCACGGGGAAGGCCATTCAGGACGGCTTGGGTGGATGACGAATCGGCGGTGAACTTAATCACGGCAGCACCTCCGTCGCTTCGATTTCGATCCGACGCCGCCGCTGGTCGCGGTCCCAGCAGGCGCGGATGTTGAACGTGCGGGTGCTGCCACGGTCGGTCCATGTCAGCCTGCTGCGCGTGTTAATGGACGGGTGCCAGGTGGCAAGGATGCGCCAATCGGTGCGAACCGCCGGACCCATGTCATCGACGACTTCCATCGTGTTGGCAACTTCGACGTGGCACCACACCGTGCCGATGCTGATCCACGCTTCGTCAGCCTGGCCGAATGCGTCCACGGTTCGCACCGGGTTCTGCACCGTCATGGGGATGCGCAGCATCCCGGCTGGAACGTGGCCAGGCACCGCCTACCCGATGCCCTTGCCGAGCATTCGGCAAATGCGGTCCCAGTAGTCGCCTGGCAGGGTCATCGTGTCATCGCCGCGGCTGGCTTCGAGCTGGATCGTGCGCTGCAGCAGTGCCATTTCCAGCAGCGGGTTCAGCGTGTTGCTTCCGGCTGATACCGTCAACGTGACCGGGTAAGTGATGCCAATTGGCATCTGCGCGTAGTAGATCCCGTTCCGAATGGCCGTCTTCAATACTATTTCGGTTGGGGTGGTTTCGTACTTGACTTGGGTCACTGGCTGGCGTTCCAAACGCACCAGCCGTTCGTCGTTGTCCGGTTCGGCAGCCACGTACTGGTAGCGCGTGACCGGATCCACGCACCACCCGGTGCGCATTTCCAGTTCTTCCTTTGCCGCTTCCCACGCAGTAGCCAGCGCAGGATCGTCTTCCATGTGTCCCTTGCGGGACCAGTTCCGCACCTTGGAAATGTCAATTGCCATCGGAATCCTCACAGCGCGGGGTGGGTGGGTTTCCCCACCCACCCCTGCCGGATGAAAGGATCTATCAGGTGAGGGTGATGCGCAGCGCAGCGACCGCCTTCGGACGGATCACCTTGCTGTTGGCGAACACCATGCCCTGGAACTTAACCAGGCCAGGGCTGGTCACGTCATCGCGGAACATCGAAATCCCGCCCCATTCCCGGATGGCAAATGCCTCCTGGACGTTGGCGAACATCAGCGGGATGCTGTTCGTGACAGCAGCCGTCTGACGGCCCGGCGCGTAGGGCGCGATGTAGACCGGGCGACCCATCAGCGTGAACGGCGCGGCGTTCACGACGCCAGCGTCGGAGGACGGCACGAAAAGCGGCACGTTCGAGCTGGTCGCGGAAACGATCTGCGCGATGGCGTAGTAAGCGTCCTGCGACATGATCCACGCTGCGGAGTTCCAGTATTCCGCCGGGAGGGTCTTGTAGCGCAGTTCGGTCAGGCGTGCGACGGTGAATGCAGCGTCCCAGCCTGTACCACCGCCGTGCGCGGCGCTGTAAGCAGTGCCCAGGCCACGGTAGTTGCTGTTCTGCAGGAACAGGCCAGTGGGCTGGTCGCTGCCGCTGCCGATGGTGTAGCCGTATTCCAGGCCACGGGCAATCTGCCGCTGCAGGTTGTCCATGACTTCGGATTCCACGTCGAAATCGGACTGACGAACGACCCACTGCGTCAGTTCAGACTTCGGCAGACCGCCGACGGGGTTCATGTTCACTTCGGCCCATGCGCCGTCGGTGGCCGTCACCGTCTTGTCGGCTTCCGACGTCCAAAAGGAAACGGTAGCGGCGTCCGTCTGCAGCGTGTTGACGCGCATGGTCACGCTGCCCTTCACGCCAGTGCGGATCTCCGCCAGGTTGCGCACCACGGTGTTGCGGTCCAGGTAGCGGAGAATGGAGGCTTCGTAGACCTTCGGCACCAGCACGCCGCTGCTTGACGACGTGTCGATGGCGCGGGTCTCGGGCGCGCGGCCACCACGGCACCAGCCCAGCCACTGGTCGCGATACTCGGTGGTGGCGGTCCAATCGGTGTTCCGCTTGCTGCCGTCTTCGACAGCCTTTTCCATCGCGCTGTACGACGCGAACCGTTCGCGCAACTGCGCGGCGCGGATCTCGCCGTCAAGCTTCTGCAGCTCGTTGGCGACTTCGTGGCCACGGGCTTCCTGATCGACGGTCATTTCGGACGCCGCAAGAATCGTGTCGCGTTCGGCGACAAGTGACTTGCGCTTCTCATGCATTTCAGCAATCTTCATCAGATGGTCCTCAATCGCAGACGCAGACGGGAAACCCCGCTGCTGTTGGTTCGCGCTTCGGCACTTGTCTGCGGATATGCAGCGCCGTCCGCTTCGATAATCGAAATCTCCCGGAGATCGACGGACTGCAAAGTGCGTTCCGATCCATTCCAGGCGTCAGACTTCACGTAGAAACCGAAAGACATCTCCGTCATGACGCCCGCTTCCACCAGCGCGCGAACGTCCCGCGCGCGCTGCGTGTCCGGCAGGGTCACTTCGTAGGACAGACCAGTGGCATCGGATCGCAACGAGAGCAGACCGGATGCACTGTTTGCCAGCAACTGATTGCGGTCGTGGCCGATCAGCAACGAGACATTGCGCCCTTCGATGCCATCGAACGCACCGGGCGCGATGCGTTCCACGAACGGCTTGCCGCCGTTCAGGCCACGGATGGTCAGCGGCTTGCTCGGGGCGTTGTAGATGGCGGCATAGCCGCCCAACTTGCCAGCATCAGCGCGCAGCGTCCCGGTGCGGATCTCAATCATTTCCGGTGCCCTCCGTTTCCGGTGCGAACGCCGCAGCGGACGCGCCGCCTGGCATCGAAACCGTCGGCGTGTCGTAACCCACCAGCGGCGGCAAACCGATGGCAAGGCGCGCGTCGTTCGGGCTGGCGATCCCGGCCAGTACCAACTTGCTCCACGATGTGCCCTGATCCTTCAGACTGCCGCGCGTGATCGGGCGCGTGTCCACGGTCGCGTACTCGCCGGGCGCGCACAGTTTGCGCGTCAGTTCTGCTTCCCACGCCGTTGCCCACGCGCTGATGGCACCGTCGGCGTAGGCGCGCGCCGTTTCCGCCTGGCTGGACAGCGCGCCGCCGCCCTGCTGGAACAGCATTTCGGGCGGCACGCCGAACGCGCGCCCGATTTCCTGCACGCTGAAACGGCGGCTGTCGATGCTGCTGGTGCTGGTTTCCTGGCTGATGCGTTCGGCAGTCATGCCTTCCCGCAGGATCAGCGGACGGCTGGCACCGTCGGCGGTCGCGTGCATGGTCTGCCAAGCGTTGCGGATTGCTTCGACTGATTCGTCTGCCAATGCGCCGGGATGTCGAATCGCAATCTTCCCCATGGAACCGGTTTTCACCAGTGCGCTGTGGGCCGATTCCTGATCGGCGGCCAGGCGCATGGCGTAAGAACACGCGTCCATTGGGGACACGAACCACGCTGGGTTCATCGGATCAGGGAACGCGCCCAGGTGCAGCACCTGGTCCTGCGTCAGCACGACGTTGTTGATTCGATACTGGACGCCCTCCTCGGTCAGTTCTGCAACCACGGACCCGATGGGCACGGGCTGCAGTTCGACCACCTGGCCGTTGTTGTCGCGGCGGATGACGGCGATGCCGTTACCGTCGTTCAGCGCGCAGGACGTGAGGTAA